CTTCCGCGTGGCACTGTGGAACAACGACAAGCGTGACAAGGACACTGCTCCCCATTTCAAAGGGCAAGTGACTGTCAACAAGATGGAGAATAGCCCCAAGGCTTATTCTTCGTTCTGGCAGAACGGCGAAACTGCTAGCAGCAGCTTTGCCTCGTCTTCTAGCGATGATCTTTTCTGATCCTCTGTTCTGAAGCCTTTCTCCATTGTTGTTTCTTAGGGGCGGAAACGCCCCTTTTCTTTCATGCTGCTTAACGACAAGCAAATCAGCATCCTTGCTGAAAACGACATCATCTTCCCCTTCATTGGAGAAAAGCGTAGGGAGCTTGACAATGGTGCCAAAGCATTGTCTTATGGCCTGTCCCATGCTGGTTACGATATTCGCCTGTCCCCAAAAGGCTTCATGGTCATTGACAATGCTTTAAATCAAAGCATCATGCCGCCTGAACCTTTGGACGTGAAGCGTTTTGACGAGAGCGTAATGTACGAGGCTTCTCCCATTGAAACGCTCGGCTCTACTTACTTTGTTCTCCCTCCGCATTCATACGCTCTTGGCGTTAGCCTTGAACGCATCTCGATGCCCAACAATGTGATGGGCATCACGGATGGGAAGTCAACGTATGCACGGCAAGGAACAATTATTAACGTTACGCCAATTGAGCCTGGCTGGTCTGGCTTTCTCACTATTTGTATTGTCAATCCCCTGGTTTTTCCAGCAAGGATCTACGCTAATGAGGGGATAGTGCAAATCACTTTCTACCAGCTTGATAGTAACGTTGCCAATGCTTATGGCGATGGCAAATATCAGAATCAAGAAGCTAAAGTAGCTTTTGCTGCTGTATAGCTTGTGAGCGCTTTAGAAGATCAGTTTCTCGGGCTTTGGCAAGCTCACTATCCCGATCTCCCATTAATTCGGGAATTTAGCGATGTAGAAGCTTGGGAGGCTGATTTTCAAGAGCGCTATGCAAAAAGCAAACGCTCAAAACGTTACAGGGCAGACTTTGCACATCTTCCTTCTCGCTCTCTCATTGAAATACAAGGTGGCACTTTTAATCGTGGCCGTCATGTTACTGGCTCTGGCTACGAACGAGATGCCAGAAAATTTAACCTAGCCATGCTTTGTGGCTGGAAAGTATTTCTGCTTACTTCCCAAACGGCCAAAGAAATCGCCTGGCTTGAGAAGATTGCTGCTGTTCTACGAATGTCTTAATGGCTTCACCAGCTTCACCAAGTAGAGCATCCGCAGCTTCCAAGTCCATTTGTTGCATTTGCATTGCTTGACGCAGTTCCAGGTTTTCTTTTACAAGAGCTGCGACGGCCTCTTGCATATTGCTCCAGCCTTCCATCAAATTGCAAGCCACTTCCCGCAGCTTGTCAATATCACGACATTCCTCAAGAGCTTTCTTATTGGCTACAAGGGCAAAGTCCCTTTCCATGCTCCTTTCAAAAGGCCCCATAGTGGCAATGTACTCTCGTCCGTTGTAGTTTAATCCTACTGGAACATTGAAAACGCTTGACATTGCTCTCCCGTCGTTTGCTTTAGCCTAGCGATGCAGCATAAAGGCAGGCAGTTTGTTTATCCAGTGGATGATGGAAGGAAAGCCGAAAAGCTTGGTACGGCTTCCTTTAAGGCCCTCCCCAAGACGCCAGTGTCCCACACCTGGGAAGTTGGGCAAACCGTCGTGTATGTACAATGTACGGCTGCTGGTTGGATGCCAACTAGTTTGCTTGGAACCATTGCTGCCATCGTGAAAGATGGAAGACAAAGCAAAGCTCGCATTGTTTGGCACGCAGAAACAAAGATGGGGCCTATCATTGGCTTCCAGAGGCTTCGCCCTTTTCTGTTAGTTTATGACTTCCTCTCCCCTGCAAACCATTGATCCCCTCTGTGACGGTATTAGCTTTGTCAGGCTCATTGATTGGATGGGAACTTCGCTTGACATCGTTTGTGATGCGCGGCAATCTTTCGATCAAGCCTCTGTGGAATGGTCTGACAAAGATCAAAAGCTTCTTAACTATTTGGTAAAGCATCAGCACACTAGTCCCTTTAGGGGTGTTGTCACAAAGTGGCAAATTAAAGCTCCGCTATTCATTGCTCGTCAATGGTGGAAGCATGTCATTGGTGGCACCTATGCCAATGATCAGCTTGGCTGGAATGAGAAAAGTTTTCGCTATTGCGAAGCTGATGATGACATTTATTACATGCCCCGTCAATTCCGCTACCAAAGCGCCAGCAATAAGCAAGCCTCTGCGGGCGATCTAGAGCCCTCTATAAACCATGTGGCAATGATTGAATATGCCAAGGCGCTAGAGCAGTCAAAGCAAGCTTATAAGGCCCTCTTGACGCTAGGCGTGAGCAAGGAACAGGCTCGTGGCATCATGCCCATGAGCACCTACACCAGCTTCACCTGGACTTGTAGCTTGCAAGCCCTTCTGCATTTCCTTTCATTGCGCGACAAGCCTGATGCTCAAAGTGAAATCCAATGTTATGCTCAAGCACTGGCCACCTTAGCCCGCCCTCTCTTTAAAGAAGCCTTCCAAGCGTTTGAGGAAAATGGCAATGCCTTCTGAATCTGCCCCCAATGCGTTCCATCCAGTGGAGCGTCCTCAACATTATGCTTTTGGTGGCATTGAAGCCATTGAAGGCATTGAAGCCAGCATGAGCACCGAGGCATATCGCGGCTTTTGTAAAGGCAATGTGTTGAAATACGTTTGGCGCTATGAAAGCAAGAATGGTCTTGAAGATCTTGAAAAGGCAAAGTGGTATCTCAACCAGCTTATCTTTGCTCTTGAAACTGATCAAGAACGTGAAGCTCTTGCTGCCATTGAAAACAACGTGGAATGTACGGATGGCTTTTGCCCAATGCCTGGCATTCGTTATGACATCCCTGGCAAGCAAGTGCTATTTGATCCCATAGAAAAAGCCTAAGCCGCTTGCCATTCTGTATAACAAAAGCCCCCAGAAATGGGGGCTTCTTCTTTTGACGGTGGAATGTAATAGTCACGATCCTCAGCAAAAGCTTCAATGTCTTGCAACGAAGTGTGAGCGCTGACAAAGCTATTGTGATGCACCCATGCAAGCAAAAGCTCTTCTCGTTTTTCGGTCCAGAATTGTTGCGGACGCCACCATTCAAAAATTGGCTCTGCCCCTTTGAGCAAATTACAGGCTTGACAACTGGGCACTAAATTATATTTTGCAAAATGAGGACCGCCTTTGCTTTTAGGGACAATGTGGTCAATGGTTAGCTTCTGGTCCCATCGTCCACAATATGCACAAGCGCATTGCCCTAGTGGACCACGAAGCGGATAGTCTTCAAAAATACTTTTGCGGAATCTTCTTCTTGCATCTCCAGGGCGAAGTTCAATGAGAGAATAAAGCAGCTCATCGGGACCATTCGCTCTTCGCATGGCAAGCACTATTTACTTTTTCTGGAAACAATCTAACGGGCCTCAGTTGAATAATGCGCGTTCGCTAATATAAATATTGCAGGAAATCTCCATGGAATCCTTCAAGGCGGGCATGGCCAATTTTGTGGCCACTATCACGGCTGGCATGCTCCTTTCCACTGGAGCTATGCTCATTACTGTTGGCAATCAACAAGCCAAGGTGGCAGTGCAAATTGAAACTATCACGGAAAAACTTAGTGCTCTCACTGATAAGATGAGCGACATTGAGACTAGAGTGCGTAGCTTGGAGATTAAGCGCTAGGCTTTAGGAAACTGTTTTAGGAGAATCATCATGACTGGCATTGAATGGTTCGTGATTGGCGGCATTATCGTTGCTGCTCTTGATCAAATTATTGAGCGCACCCCTTACAAGGAAAACAATATTCTGCAACTGATTCTGACTGGTCTTAAAGCTGTCTTCCGCGTGAAGGACTGAAGCCATGTCGGCTTCTAATAGAGCGTTTTGGGACTCGTGCTATACCATTGCGCGTAGATGTGGAGCGCGGTTTCCAGAATTAGTTGCTGCTCAATGCTGCCTAGAAAGCGGCTTTGGGAAGCACACATCTGGCAAACACAACTACCTAGGACTAAAGGGAAGTGGCACCACTACGACTACGCAAGAATGGTATGACGGTCAGTGGGTGACAATCAAAGCGGGCTTTATTGACTTCCCTAGTCTTGCTGCCTGCATTGAATATTTGGTTACTCGCTGGTATAAAGACTATCGCCATTTCAAAGGCGTTAACAATGCGCCCAATCGTTATGCAGCGGCACGCATGCTTAAAGAGCAGAGCTATGCCACTGATCCAGATTATCCTGCAAAGCTGTCAAAGCTTATGAAGGAATACGCTCCAGAATCTACACAGTTTACCATGATTGGTCCAAAGAAACGCCCACAAGATTTTGGTTTTAAAGCTGGCGATTCACATGTAGTTGTGAACGATGCAGTGGAAACCATGAAAGCTTTCTCGTCTGAAGGAAAGCTACTGTGGGAAGTTCCTTGCCTTGCTCGTGGGCAATATAGTGATTTTGAATGGCGCATCACTAATTCCGATACACCACCTGGCCTTTATAAAATTGGCGCCATTTATAAAGACTACGAACAAGCTGGAGATAAGCCCACCTATGAGCGCACGCTCATGGCTTATGGCTGGTATAGCTTTGATTTAATTGATCTAGAAGGGCAAGAAAGGAACAATGGAAGGGCAGGAATTATGATTCATGGCGGAGGCTCAGCAAATGGTTGGCCAGGTGCGTGGGCTCCTAAGCAGTCTCTTGTCCCCACCCATGGCTGCGTAAGAATGTTTAATGTTGACCTTCG